ATGCGGGAAAGATCCCAGGTCGGCGAGATGTGGGAAAGCTCCCAGGTCGGCGAGATGCGGGAAAGATCCCAGGTCGGCGTGATGCGGGAAAGATCCCAGGTCGGCGTGATGCGGGAAAGATCCCAGGTCGGCGAGATGCGGGAAAGATCCCAGGTCGGCGTGATGCGGGAAAGCTCCATAGCGAAAGACTATAAAAATTATCCTAAAATTAAAATCTGGGTATCCCCAGAAGGAAACTTTGAAATGCTTACATATGTAAATAAAACTGAATAAAAAATCCCCATTGGTACCGGAAATACCAACGGGGAAAGGCACAATAGCTAAGCGTGGTAGCCATTGCAGAAATTATCATACCATAATTTCCTGCGATTGGCAAGAACAAATGTTCGTTAAAGGAGGAAATTATGGATAAAGAAAATAAAGTATCCTGGGACAACTTGGAGCAGTTTTTTGCAGTAGAGGTGATTGAGCAGTCCAAAAGAAATGCAAAGAGGTGGTTTTTGGCATGGATTGTCACTCTGGCGGCGCTGATCGGGACGAATGCAGCATGGATTTATGTGGCGCAGTCTTATGAGTATGTATCCCAGGATGGAAGCGGCCAGAACAACATTAACACTGGTACACAGGGAGATGTCACACATGGGACAGAGAATGAGAATTAAAAAAAACGGAAAAAGCCGTGGAATCAAAAGGAAGAGGAGGAAGAAGAAAAATGCATGATATCAGTAAGATGCGCCAGGCCCGGAAGAGACAGAAACTTTTCCGGGCGGCAGTGAGGTGGATGGTCGTAGCGACGCTGTTTAGCCTGTCCTGGCTCGGCCTGTACGTCCTTCTGGCTCCCTATATGATGCCGAGACTTGCCGTATTTTTTTCCGGCATGATGCTGATTCTGGCCGCGAAATTTTTAGAGGAGGAAGCATGAGCAGACGAAGAAATGGAACCAACCAGGCAATGATTCAGCTTGGCCTTAATCGGTACAAGCTTGGAAAGAAAAAGCGCCCTGGAGCGGTAACTCCGGTGGGCGCAGAAAAAATAACTTACACAGGTAAGTATAGCAGATAGGAGAGGGGATATCAATGGCAAGTAAAGAGATTCTGACGTTTTTGTCAGAGGAGGAGCATGAGTATATCGTTGGCCTTGTACAGCGGGATATCTTCCGTGAGAGGACAAGCGAGCCGATTCCAATTATAGACAAATGCCGGATCTGGATAAAACTGGAGGATGCGAAAAAGAAAAATGAATAATATGTTGGACAGATGCGATGTCTGCGGCGCGTATCTGGAGGAGGATGGACGTTTGTGCCGGAGGTGTCGGGACAAGGCCATCCAGCGGATGCGTAAACAGCGCACGGAATACGAATCAGAATTTGAAAAATCAGTGGATCTGGAGGAAATATATGAACTTATATGAAATTGATGCCGCTCTCATGGCAGCATATGAAAATGCAGTAGATATGGAGACCGGGGAAATTTTGGATAATGAAGCCTATGCTGCCATTGATGGTCTCGAAATGGCCCTAACTGAAAAGACGGAGAACATCTTGTTGTGGATTAAGAACCTTTCTGCCGAGGCTGAAGCCCTTAAGGCAGAAAAAATGTCCTTTGATGCTCGCCAGAAAAGGGCAGAAAGAAAAGCGGAAAGTCTGAAGCGCTATGTGTCTAAAGTCCTTGAAGGCAAAAAATTCAAGACAGATCATGTAGAAGCGTCATGGAGGAAATCGGAGTCTGTTGAGTTTGACGGAAATGTAATGAGCCTCCCAGAAAATTGCATCAGAGTGAAAGAGCCAGAGGTCAACAAGACAGAACTTAAAAAGCTGCTGAAGGCCGGCCAGAAAATTGAAGGGGCCTGGCTTGTAGAAAAACAGAACTTGCAGATCAAATAGGGAGGTCAAACATGGAGAAAAAAAATATCTATGAGACCATTACCGCAGTCATGGAAGAAATTGGGGCTATTGGCAAGAACAGTAAAAACAATCAGCAGAATTTTATGTACCGTGGAATAGACGCAGTAATGAATGCGTTAAGTCCGGCGTTTGTAAAGCACAGACTTTTTGTCATCCCAGAAGTTTTAGAGCAGAAACGAGAAGAAAGGCAGACAAATAAAGGCGGGAATCTTATTTATTCCATCTGTCGAGTGAAATACACGTTTTACGCCGAAGATGGCTCATCGCTTGCTGCTGTAACAATAGGGGAAGGAATGGATAGCGGGGATAAGGCCACGAACAAAGCTATGAGCATAGCGTTTAAATATGCCTGTTTCCAGGTATTTTGCATCCCGACAGAAGAAATGAGGGACCCAGATAGTGATTCTCCGGATCCGTCATCACCTGTATATGCCACGGATGACATGAGGCAAAAATTTATTGAGGAGTGCACGAGAATCGGGAAACCGAAGTCAGCTATCTTGAAAGTAATTGGAGCAAGGAGTTTGGCGGAACTGACGGTTGAACAGTATGAAATTGCAATGCAAAGCTTCGCCCGTACTCCATCTAAGGACCAGAGTACGCCTGTTCCTGGAACGGTTCCTCCGGATGGAGAAAATAAAGACACTCCCTGGAAATAGGAGCGTGGTTGAATGGAGTGTACAGGTAAACTGAAATCTGTATCAAAAAACTGGATCAGTAGGAAATGGGAAGTAACATTTGAAATCAACGAGGACATAACTGCATCCATAGATAAAATCCGGGATAAGATGCTTAATTTAACAGCAAAAATACATCGTGAAAAGCGGAGTCTGGATGCCAATGCGTATGCCTGGGTGCTGATGCAAAAGATTGCAGAGGCCATACATACTGACAAGTGGTCCGTGTATCTGATGATGCTGGAGCGTTACAGCCCTGTTTTTACCCACATCATCGTAAGGCCAGAGGCAGTAGAGCGTGTCATGGGCGAGTGGAGGACTGTTAAGGTACTCGGCCCCATACAGGTCAACGGAAGTTCTGGGATCCAGCTGCAATGCTATTTTGGCTCCAGCACCTTTGACTCTAAGGAGATGGCCAGTTTTATCGACGGAATCGTATCGGAGTGCAAGGAAATGGGGATTGAGACCTTGCCGCCGGATGAAATTGAACGAATGAGAAGGGAGTGGGGAATCTGAAAAAAATGTGGAGCATTTTTACGGACGATATGGACCATTGCTATTTTACTGGGTCTCCCCAGATAGAGAGACATCATGTGTTTGGAGGAGCGAACCGGTCCAGATCCGAAAAGTATGGATATGTAATCCCATTGAGATATGACATGCACCCTAATGGGGCAAGGTTCCGGCCTACACCGGAGAACAAGAAACTTGATGGATACCTTAAGGCGGCGTGCCAGCGTGATTATGAGAATAAGCACGGGACCCGGCAGCAGTTTATCTCCGAGTTCGGAAAATCCTATTTATAGCCTTCTGGTGGCGGAATAATATGTCACAGTATTAGATGCCATTTATATTACTCCTGGTCCGGCATAGGCCGGGCCGGAAAGGAGGGGAAAATGAAACAGAGGAAAGATTTTGATACTGTAAAGTCCCGAGTCTATAACTGCATAGGTACTGGATCAGAAAATGCTGTGAGCCGGTATGAGTTGACTGTTTTAACTGGATATCATGACCGCCTGGTCCGAGCAGCAATCGAAAGTTTGAGAAAAAAACACTCCATCATAGAGCACCACAATGGGAGTGGATATTATAAACCATCGAGGACAGCCCAGGGAGCCGTAGAAGCGGCTGAATGGATACGGAGGCAGAATAACAGGGCAAGAGCCATAAAAGCCTCCACAAAGGGATCTGAGCGTTTTATAAAGAGCATGGAAAATATGATTCCTGGACAAATGGAAATGTTTGGAGGAGGAAATGGATAATGCGGAGCGGGACAGCCTCATATTTTACCGTAGTTTTGCGAAAGCAATCAAGCGGCTGCCGGAAGCCGAACAGCTAAAGGCCCTATGGGCCATCGTTGATTACGGCTTGGACGGAACAGAGCCAGAAGAAGAGGGCCTGTATATGGTTGCCTATGATATGGCAAAACCTCAAATTGACGCCAATATCAAGCGCAAAAATGATGGAAAAAAGGGTGGAAGGCCGTCGAAAAAAACCAGTGGTTATGAAAACGAGGAAAATATAAAAACCAGTGGTTATGAAAACGAAAAACCTAATGTAAATGTTAATGTAAAGGAAAATGTAAATGTAAAGGAAAAAGAAAATATAAAAGAATTATGCCCGGAGCTGGGAACATCCACTCCGGCCAGCCCTACATTTGCACAAATCCCTTTGAATGACGGATCCCTGTACAACGTGACGGAGAACGACGTGGACGAATTCCAGCAGCTCTATCCGGGCATAGATTGCAGGCAAGAAATCCGCAACATGGTTGGATGGTCAATGGGTAACCCTCGCAATCGCAAAACCAAAAGAGGAATCAGACGATTTATCCACAGTTGGTTGTCAAGATCTCAAAATAGAGCGCCTACACAACACCAGGATGTTAAAAAGCCTAAAACCCGATTTGATAACTTTGAGAGTAGGGAAAATAACTATGAGGCGATGATCTGGGATGATATCAAAAACAGGAGGGAGACCAGTGATAATACGCAATGTGGCAGAGGCAAAAAAGAAAATTAAGATCGGGTCAAAGGTCACGATAATGACCCAAAAGGGAAGCGCAAAGGACTCTTTGTATGCAGTTAAGACAGGGGTACAGAGAAAAGCAACGGTTATCGGCATATATGAGTATTTTGTCCATGTACAGCTTAAGAGCGGAGTATGCGAAAGTGTACTATGGGCGGATTTAATTAACGCCAGTGAGGAGGATAAGCGATGATCAAAGACAGTGGGGAACGCACAAAAATCGTGCATGCCAAAGCTTATGAATGGCTCTTAGAACATAATCAGTTAAATTGGTGTTTATATCTATGACGAAGAATTTTGAAAAATTAAGGAGAACAGCCATGATTGAGTGCTTAAAAATTGAGGATTTTGTAATCAATGAGATGTTTCGCCCGTATATGCCGAGTTTTCTTCCGGGAGAGTTTCAGAGTTTAGAATATTGTGAAGAACAGAAAAAAATCGAACAGAAATTGCGTTCTCATCCAAAATACATCATTGATATTTTGGAGAAAGACCAAGAAACCAAACAGCTAGTTTTTAATAGGATACGGAAATGCGGCGGTGTGAAGTTTTACAGGTATTTGGATATGAGCAATCCAGTGATTCAGTATGTTAAGAAAGGTTTGGAATGGATCGGTGAAAACAAGCAATAAAAAGCAAAAATATAAAAAATGTGATGATTGTATACATAAAAGCGCATGTCAGGCTTGGAATATTGGAGATATTAGTAGTATGAATGCAACAAATTGCGTGAATTACGAAATTCTGTCGGAATCAAACGCTTATTTCTTGGGGGGTAAGAAGCGCAGAGAACGATGCATATTCAAGAGGATGCCTTGCCGGAATTGAATTGGGCGAAAAAGAAGCTTTATGCGGAATAACAAACAGAGACGCAAAAAGCATGATATGTACTCTAGATATGTTTATGCGACTTGCATTTAACATTCACGGTGTAATTGATGTTGTTGATGATAGAAATATTAAGAAAATGAAAGAAATTCTTAATAAGCATCTTATACGCAAGAAAGAGGGTTGGATGAATGACTAATACAGAAATGAAACTATTAAGGTCTTTTCCAGGAAGTTTTATAAGTGATAATGGAGAATTTGTTCCAGAGAGAAGCGGAGTAGCCTGTTTTAATCTCGCAAATTGTAAATCCAGTGGAGAAATCAAGTGTAAGGTACTGGAATGGTGTCACTGTAAATGTTATTTATGAGATTGCAAAGCGGTTAAAGGAGTGTGATAACGATTGAACAATCAAGAGGCAATAGCACGGCTACAAGTTGGGATGAATTGTGGACAGAAATTTGATTGGAGTGATGTCGATTGAGTCAATACAAAAAAATAGCAAAAGTAAAGGCGATAGAACGCGAGAACAGAAAGAGGCTGCTGAAAGTAAATCCAGCACTTGATGACAACAGCGGAATCTATTTCCTCACTAGGACCGATGAGGATGGAATCAACTATTTTTATATAGGCCAAGCATTACATATCATGCAGCGTATGTGTAGCCATTTGACTGGATATCAGCATATAGATCTTTCGGTAAAGAAGAGGGGATTTTATTCTTCCGATAATCCATATGGATGGAAACTGAATTTTAAACATTATCCGGCATCAGAACTGGACAAATGGGAGCAATACTGGATTCTGGAATATACGAAGCGTGGTTATCAGTGCCGGTATAATAAGACCGCCTGAGGACAGGGCGAGGGCAAAGAAAAAATCAATGAGTTCCGTCCAGCGAAAGGTTATCATGATGGGCTGGCACAAGGTAGAAGGAATATGGCAAAGGAACTTTCTCATATCATTGATACCCACTTGACCGTATCATTGAAACAGGAGAAACAGAACAACAAAGTATCTCAGAGAGCTTTTGATAAGTTCAATGAGCTGTTGGAGGAATGGAAATGAGTGATGTACATTTTTATTCAGCTTATGCAAGAACAGATATAAACGAACCGTTTAAGTTTGAGCTGGAAGAAATTGAGATTAAGAAAGTATATGAAAATGGAACGATTGAATTAAAACATCCATACTTTTACTGCAAAGACGATTCTTCTTATTTCTTTGGCGGAAGAAGCGGGAATGAACTTGATAAAGAAATTATTTTGCGTTATGGAACAGTTTATTACTCAACTGACAAGAATAAATGCAAAGAGTTTCTTTTGAGTAAAATGAGAGATCAGAATGCTCTTTCGGATAAAATCAGAGAAAGAATGAGAGATTCTAAACTGGAAATTAAATTATTGGAGGGAGAGAGATGAAATTTAAAGAGTTTGAAGCATGGTGCAATCAACGTGCTTGTGATGGGTGTTGGGGAATGCTAGACGCTATGGTATGCATTGACATTATCGGTAAAGTCCGCAAGCAACGATTCTGGAAAAGAGAAAAGTTCTGGCAAGAAAAGTATTCTGATGATGTCATGGAACAGATTGTAAGCCCGATTGAAAGGAAGATTGAAGAAGTAATGGAGAATAATAGATGAAATACATAGCTTCATGGTCTGGCGGTAAGGACAGCACAGCCAGTATCATTCTGGCACACGAGCATAATGAGTCTTTGGATTTGATTATTTTTTCAGAAGTCATGTTTGACGAAAATACCAGCGGCGAACTTCCAGAACATATTGATTTTATCAAGAACAAGGCGATTCCAAAGTTTGAGGAATGGGGATATGAGGTAAAGATACTCCATTCAAACAAGACATATCTCGACTGCTTTTATCAGGTACAAAGGCGTAGCAGAATACCAGAAAGGATAGGAAAAAGATGGGGCTTTCCGATGACTGGTAAATGTATGATAAATAGCCAGTGCAAAATATGGCAAATAAAGAAATTCTGGAAAGAAATCAAAGAACCATTTATCCAGTATATTGGAATCGCTGTAGATGAACCGACACGAATGGAACGCATTGTAAATTCTGGGAACAAAGTATCTTTGCTTGAAAAGTACGGATATACAGAGAAAATGGCATTTGAGTTGTGCGAGAAATATGACCTTTTATCCCCGATATACGATTTTGTACCTAGGGGGGGCTGTTGGTTCTGCCCTAATGCAAGATATGCGGAGTTAAAATATCTTAGAACCAATCATAGGAACTTATGGGATAAACTGCTTGAATTGGAGAATGAGCCGGACTTAATCGGTAATATGTGGAGCACTCTGACGAAAACCAAAATACATGACTGGGAGGAACGGTTCTACTGGGAAGAGCAGCAGATGACAATATTTGATTTTATGGAGGAAAAGAATGAGCGAACAACTTAAACCATGTCCGTTTTGCGGTGGAGAAGCAAAGACATATATGAAGCATAAAAGAATAGGACTTACACTATGGGTACAATGTACAAAATGTAATGCAGAAACGGTTGGATATTGTCCGAAAGACGATTTAGAAAGCTTTGAAGAATGTAAAAAACTAGCAATCGAGGCATGGAACAGGAGGACATATGAGCAGAAGAAATTTTAATGCCTTTATCTATGGCAGACAGATAAATTCCAGAGGAAAGACGGCCCTGTGTGGGAAAAAGAAGAAAAGCCGGAGGATTAAGAGAGGGAAATAAGCGAAGGGAGTGGATAAGTATACGGACGAGGGAAAAGACACTCATTGACCTGGAAGTATTTCCAGGAGACGAGGGGAGATTGAAAAAGCGTTGCCGGGACTTGAAGCCGGGGGAGTATTCCGCCCTCTATAACTGTGCCAAAAGCGCGGCTCCTGGCCTCGAGAAGGCCGTATGCGAGTCTATTACAAAAGAGGGTGAGGGATACCGCACACTGATAAAAAAAGGCTGGAATATCCCTGTTACAGAGGACGATTTCTATTCATACAAGCGCGGCACAATGGCCAAATTTTACCACTGGCTCCGTATGACGGGACAGTGGAAAGGCTGAAAATGTGAGGAGAGGTAGCACGCGGAATTGTGGTAAAATTAAGATAAAGGAATGAGAAGATGAATCTTAATTTGACACTTAAAAAACTTCAGCGCGCGATCCTCTCCACTGGCCTTGTTGTCAAAATCGGAACCAGTCAATTTTACAGCCCAGAACAGGAGAGGATGATAACCATGTGGATATTGTCAACGCCTACACTCCAGGAAACGCGAAACGGCTGGCGGATGAGGGACTATGAGATATTGCGGACGGCGAGTGCGGTGGAGGCGGTGAAATGTCTGGCGGATATATGGGAGCAGACGAAAGGATGGAAGAATGAAGTTTAAAAGCAATGCAAGATGGAATGAGCCAAAAGAAAGTGGAACATTTTTCGGGCTTGAAAACAATGGCTTAGGAGTGAAAATCCATAGGATTATCTATATACAGGATACGTGGTTTTTGAGCTGCCATGCACTTAATATTTCACAAATGGATTTACGAGAGAGTGATTTTGATAAGGCAGTAGAAAAGGCGAAAACTGTAATTGAAAATGAAATCCAGGAGCTTAAACAGGAATACGATAAGATTTCTGGAGATGACAACATTGAGATTGTATAAAGGACAGGATGGTGGAAGCTGTCAAGTGCCTGGAGGAGATATTGGAGGAAATAAAGAAGTGGAAAAGATAATCGGATATGCACAGTTGTATTTCCGCATTGTAGGAGAGAGGGAAACGTATTATGCCTGCTTTGATGGTGAGTTCCGGAAAACGTTCACATGGTTACGCTTATGGAGTATAAAAAAGGCTATGAAACGGGCATACGAACGGTACGATACTATTTATTCGGTCAATTTCTGCACAAAAGAAGAATGGGAAGAAAATCGCTGCGGAGACGAGATAACTGTAAGCTGGGGAGAGGATGAGAAAAAGGGATGAATAAACCAGAATTTACAATCAAGGCGGAGCCGTTTTCCTGGGATGATAACTTTTCTGAGGTGGCGTTGGAAGATTTCTCAAAAATTCAGAACGGTTTGCCCTATGTAATGTCCCAGAATATTGGGATGGCACTGGCAAAGCTCAAAATGCTCGAAGAAGCTGCTGTGGAAGAGAAGAAACCGGATGCGCCCGACGGATTTGTAAACACAGACTTCCCGGAAAGCTGTTTGACCTGTGATTTCTGCCACGAGCGCGACTATGATAACAGGCAGATGATACAGGGAAAAAGGTTTTGCGGGATCGAAAACGTAGAAGTGGATCGATTCTGCTCTTATGAGAGACCGGGAAAACCGGATTGGTGCCCGGTGAAGAAACTGCCAGAAAAATGCCCAATGCAAACGGAATCCGGAAAGCGTGTGATAGATTGAATGTATAACGCCGGGTGGAATGCTTGTGTGGACAAAATGATCGAAGGTGGTGGATAAATGCTTACACCAAAGCAAAAGGCGTTTGCGGATGAGTATTTAAAATGTGGGAATGCGACTGAGGCGGCGAAGCGGGCGGGATATTCGGAGAAAACAGCGCGGGTGATAGGACAAGAGAACCTGCAAAAACCTGCCATTTGCGCATATATTGCAGAACGCCAGAAACAGATTGACGATTCCCGTATAGCAGACGCCGCCGAGGTGCAAAGATTTTATTCCGCGGTGCTGCGAGGAGAGGTCAAGGACCAGTTTGGGCTTGAGGCTTCGCTTGATACCAGGATGGCTGCCGGGAGGGAGCTGATGAAGCGTCACGAACGGACAGAAGGGCAGAACACAGATGCCGGTGGTATTATTATTGTGAATAACATACCGAAGCCGGGGAAGGAGTAGGGAATGAAAATCCAGAGAAAAAGATGGGTGATAATGCGTAACAATCGCACGGAGATATTTTGTGGGTTGACGAGAAATTATGGTTTTAAGTCAGTGAAAGAAATCGGGAACACCAAGGCACTTGCGATAAAATGAATGAGCAAATTTATTTGACAGATGTAATTGCTCCAGCTTTTTATGATCTGCATTACGACATTATAGAGGGTAAGCACACTTATTATACGTGCTATGGAGGTCGCGGCAGCTGTAAGTCCTCTTTTATATCCGTTGAGATTGTTCTGGGCATGATGCAGGACGCAAAGGACGGCGTTTTCAGTAATGCGGTAGTGTTCCGTAAAGTAGGGAACACCCTTCGGGAATCCGTCTTTGAGCAGATTGCATGGGCGATTGACGCACTGGGGGCTAATGACCTGTGGACATCCAGCGTCAGCCCTATGCAGTATGTGTATAAGCCTACCGGGCAGAAAATCATCTTCCGGGGGCTGGACAAGGCGAAGAAAACAAAGTCCATTAAGACGAGCCGGGGGTATTTCAAATACCTCTGGCTGGAGGAATTGGACGAGTTTTCTGGAATCGAGGAAATACGTACAGTACAGCAGTCCATTCTCCGTGGTGGTAGCAAGTTTGTGGTGTTCAAATCCTTTAACCCACCGATTTCTCGGAGTAACTGGGCGAATGTGTATGTCAATGAGCCGAGAGAGGACAGCTACCAGCATAAGAGCGATTACACCACAGTTCCGGCGGACTGGCTGGGCGAACAGTTTATAGCGGACGCTGAACATCTGAAAGCCACGAATGAGCGGGCGTACCGGCATGAGTACCTGGGCGAGCCTGTGGGACTGGGAACCAATATCTTTGACATGCTGGAGATCCGCACGATAACCGACGAGGAGATCCAGACATACCAGTCAATCTATCAAGGTCAAGACTTCGGATGGTATCCGGACCCGAAAGCCTTTATCCGGGCCGCCTATGTGCCCAATAAGGAGCGGATTGTCTTACTGGATGAGCTGGGCGGGTGCAAGATCAGAAACGCAGATATGGCGCAGATGATAAAGGATAAGGGATACGATGACTATGCCCTGTTGTGCGGCGTGGACGAACAGGAAAGCATTGTGGACCTTCGGGACGCCGGGATCCCGGCCAGAAACGCTATTGTAACTCCGGGAAGCCGGAAGTACACCTTTGAGTGGTTACAGTGCCGGACGATTGTCATTGACCCGGCCAGAACGCCGCGGGCGTACAAGGAAATTACAGAATACGAACATGAAGTAGACGGCAACGGAGAAGTGATAGCAGATTACCCGGACGGCAACGATCACTGGATCGACGCCCTCCGCTATGCAATATCTCCGATGGCGATGAGGAGAGGACACAGCGCATAATGGGAATTATCGCAACGGTAAAAAGGTGGATAAGCATGATATTCAGAAAACAAGCAGAAAAAGATTTCCGGGTCAAGGATACTACGTCCCCGCAGATGATGGCAAAGATTACAGAGTGTGCAAACATTTACCGTGGGACACCTTACTGGGTGGATACGGAGAACCGGATCAAGACTATCAACTTTGCAAAATCTGTATGTTCCGAGACGGCGCGGCTCGTCACGCTGGGGATTAAGATTCAGATTGAAGGCGGCGCACGCGGGGTGTGGCTTCAAGAGCAGCTTGACAAGGTATATTTTAACTTGCGCCACTGGGTAGAGTATGGCTGTGCTTATGGCACGGTTATCATAAAGCCAAACGGCCGTGGTCTTGACATGTTTACCCCCTTAGATTTTATAGTGACGGAGCAGGACGATAACGGCAATATAACGGGCATTGTCTTTAAAGACAGTTATGCGGCTAACGACAAGTACTATACACGTCTGGAGTATCACAGATTTGTCAAGACAAGGACGGAATCAAGCGTGATATACCCGTATGTGATATCGAATAGGGCATATGTGTCGAGGAACAGCGAATCCCTCGGCGATCCTATCCCGCTGGCTCAGACAAAGTGGGCTGATCTGCTGGATGAGACGCCGCCGATTTTCAAAGGCGGAAATGAAAGGCTTGATTCTCCCATGTACGGGGTATTCCGGACGCCTTCGGCAAACAACATAGACCTGTCCTCCCCGCTGGGGATGCCGATATACGCGGAAGCTATCGAGGAAATGAAAGATCTTGATATCGCATACAGCCGGAACGCCGGGGAGATATACGACAGCGAGAAGATTATCCTGGCAGATGATCGGCTGATGTTTGACAACGGGAAGAATCTAAATTGGCGTGTTGCAGATGTGAAACTACCGCATTACGTCAAGAATGTGTTCGGAAACACCCCGGACACATTCTACCAGGAGATCAATCCGCAGATTAACACAGATACAAGGCTTGCTGGAATCAATGCTCTTCTGTCCCAAATCGGGTACAAGTGCGGATTTTCCAATGGGTATTTCGTATTCAACGAATCTTCCGGGATCCAGACAGCAACAGGCGTGGAAGCAGAGCAGCAGAGAACGGTCCAGTTTGTTAAAGATGTCCGGGATAAGCTGGAAAGCTGTCTGAATGATGCCATCTATGCCTTGAGTGTATATGCAGACCTTTACAGCCTGGCCCCTGTGGGAGCCTATGAAGTGGTATATGACTTCGGAGACATCCTATATTCCCATGAGGCTGATAAACAGCAGTGGTATGCTTACGCAGTACAGAACCGGATCCCGTTTTGGTATTATCTGATGAAATTTGAAGGATTTACTGAGGAAGAGGCCAGGGCACTTGTGGAAGAGGCTCAGCCCAAAGAGGAACCGGGATTTTTCCAGGAGGAGTAATATGGAAATATTATTTGCAATCGTTGTAATTATAGGTACTGTTTTGCTTTTTGATTGTATTGATGCCGTAAAAAGGCAAAATAAAAGAAAGAAGAAAAAATAATGCTTGACCCTCATTATCTCCAGCATATAGCGGACGGAGCGGAAAACATTGCTTCCCAGCTCCATGAATACATAATCCGCCAGATTGTAGACCGAATGATGATACGCATTGGGCGAGGGGACGATTACCTCCTTACCTCCTCCGATGCGTGGCGTATCCAGGTGTTACAGGACAGCGGATACCTTTTACAGGACATCACGGAGGAGCTGGCGAAGTACACGAAGCGGCAGGAGAAGGAAATCAAGGCGGCTATGGAAGAGGCCGGAGTCAAGGCCCTGGAATACGATGACAAGACATACCGGGCCGCCGGGCTGTCTCCCATGCCGCTGACACAGTCCCCAGCGTTGATCCGGCTCATGGAACGGAACTACAACGCCACCCTGGGAGAATGGCGAAACATGACCCGCAGCACCGCAGAAGCCGCACAGAGGCTGTTTCTGAACGAATGTGATTTTGCCTATAACAAAGTTATGAGCGGGGCCACAAGCTACTCACAGGCCGTCAGAGAGGCCGTGGAGGCCGTTGCAAGCGGCGGAGTATATGTGGACTACCCTTCCGGTCACCGTGACACCATAGAGGTCGCCACAGCGCGGGCCGTGCGTACCGGGATAGCCCAGGCCGCCGGAGATATATCAATCAAGCGCATGGAGGAAATGGACTGGGATATCATCCTTGTGTCGGCACACATCGGAGCCAGAACCGGGGACGGAGGGCAAAATCCGGGCAATCATCTATGGTGGCAGGGCCAGTTTTACAGCCGGACAGGGAAAGACAAGCGGTTCCCCAACTTCTACGAAGTAACAGGGTACGGAACTGGTGTAGGTCTTTCTGGGTACAACTGCCGCCATTCGTTCGGATCCGGGGACGGCGTGAACAATCCGTATGCCGATATCCAGACCGCCGATAATGTCCGCATGGAGAAGCTGGAACAACGCCAGCGAGCCTTAGAACGCCGCGTCCGCAAGACCAAGCGGGAAGTCATGGGATTGCAAGAGGCGGTGGAGAAGTGCCAGGATGAGGCGGCAAGATTTGAATTACAACAGACGCTTGACCGAAAATCCTATCTCCTGTCCCGGCAGAATAAGGCATATAGCGAGTTTTGCAAAGAAAATGACCTGCGACCGCTTTCAGAACGCCTCCAGATTGCCAAGTGGTCAAGAGAACAGGCGGCAAAAGCCAGAGGGGCGGCACGGAGGTATCAGAATACAAAGGGGGAATGATTATGCCAATTATGATACAAGGGATCATAGCAACGAATCAAGCCAATGCAATTAGGCAGAGGAGAGAAGAAGAGGAAAAACGTAAGAAAGAGAAGGACAGAAAAGAAAGGGAGCGTAGGAAATGAGCAGATGGAAACAATTTAATCCAAACCCCCGTGCCCAACGTGTAGGCGATTGCGTTATCCGGGCAATATGCAAGGCCCTTGACCTTGACTGGGAGACAGCGTTTTCCGGCGTGATGGTCAAAGCCTGTCAGCTATCGGATATGCCGTCTGCCAATGTTGTTTGGGGAGCATATCTCCGGGAGCATGGTTTCCGCCGGAACATCGTGGACGACCACAGCCAGTATGTGTACACCGTAGACGACTTCTGCCGGGATCATCCGGTAGGGACCTATATACTGGCTATCGACGGCCATGTGGTGTGCGTACAGGACGGATTTTATTGGGATACATGGGACAGCGGACAGGAGATACCGATTTATTACTGGGAGAGATAATATGAGTAGATGGCTAGAGCAACTTCCGGACGGAACATACAAAGTAGATGTTTATGACAAAGAAGGCTGTAAATATTTCTGCAATGAAGTATGTTGTAATGACCAGTGCAAAATGTGTTGTGACTTTCCGGACCCAGACGAGGATTGTAAAATATGCCAATATTTTGAACCGGAGGACTGATACATGGACGTAATGGAGACAGTACAGACGATACTTGCAATTTGCGGAGGTATTTCCGTTATTGGCGGTGCGGCGGCGGTGATCCACAAGTGGATTGCTCCGGCGGTTAAACTAAATGACCGGGTGGAGACACTGGAAAGACACGACAAAAGAGATTATGAGGCCATGCAGGAAATCAGAGAGCGTGACAGCCTCATCATGGAAACGCTGGTGACTATGCTTAACAGCCAGATATCCGGGAACAACGTGGAGCAGTTAAAAAAAACGAGAGACAAGCTCATTTCCTATCTGGCCCAGACGCAGTAAGGAGAATCTTTTTGAAGGTATATGATTTCACGGTGCCACAGCTGGCATATTACGAAGAATTTTGCAATTTCAGCCCACAGGAATCCGCGCTTTTTGATCTCAGAAAGAAAGGCGTACCACTGGAACAATGTGCTGAATCCATGCACTGTGAAATGACTACCATTAAACAGGTGAGCAGACGGGTCAATCGAAAAATTATACAAATGACCAACAGCACAAGAATGAATGAGTGGATAGACCGGGTGTACTGGCCAATGGTTTTGGGAAAGGAGTAGTATATGGGCGGACGAGGTTCGGGAAGTGGTTTAAAAAAAGAGAGTATGTTTAAACCTATTTCTTTATCTGGAAAGACAGGGACTGATAAACAAAAAAAATACGCACAAGATTTGTTGGAATCAATGAGGAATACAGCTCTAGCTAATGGCACTGCTGGATATCATCCATACAAGGATACCACTATGCAACGATATGTTTCGAAAGATTTTGCTGAGAGCATGCAACAGGCATATCGTGTCATGAAAGTTGCAGTTGACAACCGAAAAACATACGGGGAGGTTATAGACGTTCTGAAGAGGCAGGATTTTCTTAAGTACGCGGAAAGGCTAAGAAATCAAGCAAAGCATAAAGGTGTGTCAGTAAAAAAATACGTTGATGATCTTATGGAAGCCGCCAAAAAGAAACGTAAAAGCTGAGTGCGTTATTTACCAGAACATTAAATTTTTGATATACTTTTTTAAGCCTTTAACAGTACTTTAAGAGCCTGTCAAAGGCTTATTTTTTATGCCATAATTTAGTCATACAAAGTCATTGATTTAGTCATAGGAGGGACAGGCATGGCATTACCATACACGCCTGGATATGGGTACAATCCGTATCAGTTTGGGCAAATGAATCCATTACAGCCGCAAATGGACCGGCTGGCGCAGATGCAGGCCCAGTATCAGCAACCGCAGCAATCCCAGCAAGTAAACCAGGGGATTTTGTGGGTACAGGGCGAGGCGGGGGCCAAGTCGTATCTTGTGGCTCCAAACACAAGCGTCCTTCTGATGGATTCAGAAAACTCCAATTTTTACATAAAGACCACAGATGCCGCCGGGATGCCGAAGCTTCGGACGTTTGCTTATAAAGAGGTTGTTTTGGGCTCACAGGAGCCGCAGAAACAGGCAGAAATAAACCTTGACGATAAATATGTCACCAGACAGGAATATGACGATTTACGGGGCAAATACGAAGAGTTATACAGCTATCTTGAAACGGCGACAAAACCAGAAGGAGGTAAGCATGGCGAATCCATTGTTTAACGCTTTGAATGGTGGGGGTCCATATAGAATGATGGAACAGTTCCAGCGTTTCCGGAAAGAAATGGAAGGCAAGAACCCCAATGAAGAGATCAACAAACTGTTACAGTCTGGCCGGATAAGCCAGCAGCAACTTAACCAGGCCCAGCAGATGGCCCAGCAGATGCAGGGCGTATTCAAAGGCTTTTTTAAATAGTACATAACCGGGTGCACACGGTTTGTAAATATCATAATCGGAGGAGATTATTACTATGACAGACGGATTAACTGCTTCTGATGTTGCCGTTTTAACTGGCGGCACAGGGAGAAATGACGGCTTCGGTGGAGATTGGGGAGCCTGGATCATCCTGTTTTTAATTTTCGGTATGTTTGGCTGGGGCGGCTTCGGCGGTTGGGGCGGAAATGGTGGAGGCGCAAACTCTCCGGCATTCCAGGGCTATGCAACCCGCGCTGATATCGACGCGGCACTGTCCACACAGGGAATCGAAAACGGTATCCAGAACCTTTCCGGTCAGCTTTGCAACGGCCTTGCTGGTGTAAATGCAAATCTGTCCAATCTGGGTTATCAAATGCAGCAGTGTTGCTGCGACACCAGAGAGGCAATCGCTGGCGTAAACTACAACATGGCAGCGCAGACTAACATCCTCCAGAATACCGTAAACAACGGATTCCGCGATGTGATCGAGGCGCAGAATGCCGGTACCCAGCGTATCATTGATCTGTTCACGCAGGACAAGATCCAGTCCTTACAGACTGAGTTACAGTCCGCACAGCTCCAGCTGTCCAACAATGCACAGACCAATAGCATTATCAACGCGCTGAGACCTACACCGGTACCCTCTTATCCGGTAATGTCCCCGTATACATCCATCATCAACCCGACAGGCTTTAGCTTTGGCGGCGGATGTGGTTGTAATACAGGATGCGGATGCTAAAACTGCATACGGAGTATCTTCGTAGCGTTTTGCTATGATGTTCGGCTGATGCCGTTATTACGCAGATGGACAGGCCGCAAAGCCTGTCCTTTTGCGCAGAAGGGAGAATATTATGATTGAGTTAGTAAATACAGCGCCAGTCACTGTGCCGGTGGGACAGTCAATCCCGTTTTCGGTGGTTGCCACAAAGGGCGGATGTGCAGAAAGGCACAGGGCCGGGAGCGCACAGATCACGCTTGCGAAGCCTGGTAGATATCTGGTTACATTTTCCGGTAATGTCGCAGTACCGACCGGAGAAACAGTAGGAGAAGTGGCCCTGGGAATCGCCAGAGACGGAGAAATCCTCGGCGGGACGGTCATGCGCGCTACTCCGGCAGCCGTAGAACAGTATTTTAATGTATCGTCCCAGACATACGTTGACGTGTTCTGCGGATGCTGCGAAAACGTTTCCGTTAAAAACGCCGGAACGATTCCGGTCCTGGTAGACAACCCGAACATTACAGCTGTCCGGGTATGCGGTTAAGGAGGGCAGGCCATGAGTTATAAATTAATGCAAAATATCCGGGAGGAACTGGATAAAATCGCGGAAAAGGGTCTGAACACAGGGAACCTTGAAACCGCATACAAACTTATTGACATGCTGAAGGACATGGAGAACGTCGAATACTGGAAATGCAAAGAGGGCTATTACAATGCGGTCCTTGACGAGATGGAAGGTAGCCGTGGCCAGAGCGATTACAGCGAGAGACGAAAACGTGACAGCATGGGACGGTACAGCCGGGAGGATGGAAGAACCATGCCGGACTATGAAAACGGGTCCTCTTATTCCCGCCGCGGCGAGCATTATGTAAGAGGCCATTACAGCCGGGCCAATGGTGCCAACGACCCGTATGCTGAGTACATGGACAGCAAACAGTCTTACCGTAATGGTAAATCTGAGGACTGCAAGCGGCGTATGCTGGCCGCCCTGGAGGAGCACATGGATGCTTTGACCGAGGAGCTGGGAGATATGAGTCGGGATTCAGATTGCAGAGAAGAGAGGGAGACCATCTCTCGTTATGTGGACAAACTGCGTAAGATGATGTAAATGAGGGCGGTGGGGAGACTCACCGCCTTTTGAAAACGAAAAAACGTGCTGAGAGGTAAAAATGGAAAATGTGGTAAAATAGTATCAAGGAAGCAATATGACATTTATAGTATGGATTTGCATAACCCCGCGCAAGCCATACTTTTCCAATATTTGTTACATACCTCCTTTCAGATGAGTTGCGCACAGCCTTAACGGAAGGTTGAAAATGCGGTTCGATTCCGTCTGTGTGCAATCCTGCGAAATGCAATCGTGGGACTCTTCATTCTCAATGTAATTCCAACAATCGTGAAAGGCATACGGCCGGGTTCGAGTCCCGGCACACGATGTAGGCGCATTGTTGAGACGGCGCCGATCATTACGCTTTTCGCCCGGTTCGCTACCCCGGGCATCTTGGGGAGATATTCCGTAGATAGTAGCGGGGCAGACTGTAAATCTGCTGCCTTCGGGCTCGGATGGTGCAACTCCATCTTTCCCCATTCATGAGGCTTTGCCAAGCGGTTAAGGCGCCGGGTTTTGACCACGGCAGAGAAGGAACGCTCTTTACGCTGGTTCAAATCCAGCAGCCTCAGCTACCTCGCCCGTGGTTTATCGGGCTTAATCCATACCGCTGACGGGCGGTTAATTAATCACGTTTAGGAGGATAAGAATGCAGAATATCGAAGCAATTCTGACAGAACTGGGAATTGAAGTTCCGGCAGACAAGAAAGAAAACCTTACAAAAAAGGTGGCAGAGAATTACATCACGAAAGCTGAACACGAAAAGAAGCTGGGAAAGGTTGAGACCGACCGGGACACCTGGAAGGAGAAGGCCGAGACGGCGGAAACCACTCTGAAAGGCTTTGAAGGTGTTGATCTCGACACTATGCAGAAGGAACTGTCTGACTGGAAAAAGAAGGCTGAGGATGCCGAGAAGGATGCGCAGGCGAAGCTGTATGAAAGGGATTTTGCGGATGCTCTGAAAACAGAGTTTGAAGGAATCAAATTCTCCAGCGAGGCAGCGAAACGGGCCATCATGGCGGAGGTCAAGGATGCTGGGCTGAAGCTGAAAGATGGAAAAATCCTGGGTCTGAATGACCTTATTACCCAGATGAAGGAAAAGGATGCTTCGGCGTTTGTCGATGATGAGCAGATCAAGGCTCAGCAGAACGCGGCGAGATTTACACAGCCAATCGGCAAACAGAACCAGGGCGGAAACATGACAAAAGAACAGATCGAAGCGATCAAAGACACCAGCGAGCGCCAGGCGGCTATCGCCAACAATCTTCATCTGTTCGGAAAAACTGAATAATTCAATTCGACACCGGCACGCGATTGGAGCGTGTCGCTAACCTACACACCTTTTAAAAGCTATGGGTAGAAAGGACTTTTTTTATGCCAGCAAAAGAAAATTTGATTAAAACAGCGGATGTCCAGGTGACCGCCAGAGAGCTGGATTTTGTAACCAGATTCGAGCGCAACTGGCAGCATCTGCGGGACATTCTGGGGATTATGCGCCCCATTAAAAAGCAGCCCGGTGCGGTGCTTAAAAGCAAATACGCCGAGGGTACACTCGAAAACGGGGCGGTAGCAGAAGGCGAGGAGATCCCTTACAGCAAATTTACCGTAAAAGAAAAGAAGTACCAGGAAATGACCATCGAGAAGTATGCGAAGGCCGTTTCCATCGAGGCGATCAAAGACCACGGATATGACAACGCCGTCCAGATGACCGACGACGAATTCCTGTATCAGCTCCAGGCGGGCGTGACGAAGAAGTTTTATGACTATCTGAAAACCGGAACACTCACCTCCACAGAAACCACCTTCCAGATGGCTCTGGCGATGGCAAAAGGCAAGGTTGAGAACAAGTTTAAGCAGATGCACCGGAACATCACCGGGGTTGTCGGCTTCGTGAACATCCTTGACGTATACAAATACCTGGGTGCTGCGAACATCACGATCCAGAACCAGTTTGGATTCCAGTACCTTAAGGATTTCATGGGATTCAACACGATTTTCCTTCTTTCCGACAGCGAGATCCCGGCTGATACGGTAATCGCTACACCGGTGGAAAACATCGTTATGTACTACATCGACCCCAACGAGAGCGATTTTGCAAAGGCCGGCCTTGTTTACACCACCAGCGGTGAAACCAATCTGATCGGTTTCCATACGCAGGGCAACTACAACACAGCCGTGTCTGAGGCGTTTGCAATCACCGGTCTTGTGCTGTTTGCAGAGTACCTGGATGGTATCGCAAAAATCACCGTAAACGCGGGGGGTTGATGGCCGCCAGTACACCCCTAAATACTGACGGCGAACCGCTTTCCGGGGAAACAAGACGGAAGAGTAAGAGATAAGGAGGCTGACGGGATGGCATACACCACATTTACATTTTATGAGCAGACCTATCACGGGAATGTCGTCCCGGCGGAGGACTTTGACCGTATTGCAGACCGCGCCAGCGACTTTCTGGACACTATAACCTTTGACCGATTGGCCGACGGCTTACCGTCCGATGAAAAGGCGGCGACAAAGGTACAGAAGGCCGTGTGCGCGGTCTGTGACAAGCTTTATCAACTGGAGCTGGCAGATAAACAGGCGATGTCTGCGGCCGCTGGAGGGACATCATCCGGCGGGCCCGGTGCTGCGGAGGGAGTAGTGACCTCCCGCTCTGCTGGCTCCGAATCAATCTCCTATGCCTCACCGTCCGAAATGGCAAACGGCGCGAAAGCGTGGAGCGCGGTCTACCAGGCGGCCGGGGACGCACAGGCAAGTAATAAAAACCTGGCGGATACGGCAAGGCTGTATTTGACGGGGGTAAGAACCGACGAGGGAGTGTTGCTGCTATATGCAGGATTGTAAAGTGAATATCCTTGGAACCGAATATGAAATAAAGTTTGGTAATGAGGAAAAATATCCTTCACTGGAAGGGCTTGACGGATACTGCGATTCCTCGACAAAGGAAATCGTTGTGGACGATATGAAAAAAAGCGAGGGACAGGTTGGAGCGAAAGGAAATCTGAGGGACTATCAGAAAACCTGTCTCCGGCATGAAATCATTCATGCGTTTATGGAGGAATCCGGGCTGTCCAGCAACTTTGAACACAAAACAATCGGAATTGAAGAAACCGTGGTGGACTGGTTTGCTATTCAGTCCCCGAAGATTTTCAAAGTATTCAAGGAATTGGACTTATTCTGATTCCGGAAAGGAAAGTAAATGGAAACATTGTTTGCGAACATGACCACCATTCTGGCGGTTATCGGTGCGCTGGCGTTCATGGTATCGGTCATTACACAGGTGTTTAAGGGTGTAGGCGTGCTTGCCAAGATCCCGACAGACATCCTGGTGTTCATCCTGTCCATCGGAATGACAGTGACCGCCTTTGTTGCGTATATGCAGTACATCCAGCAGACGATTTTGTGGTACATGATTCTGGCGGCGATTCTGGCGGGATTTCTGGTCGCCTTTGTGGCGATGTATGGCTGGGAGAAATTTGCGGAATTATGGAACCGATTTAAAAAGATGGAGTAGCGAATGAACTACCGAAACGGACGGAACTATGACAACCTGGAGCGCCGGATATTTGATGGCGTGGGTGAATACGGCATACCGCAGATATGTCCAACAGCCTATGAAGGCGGCTGTGACTGGATTGGATTTAATTATGCGAAATCCTGTAAAAATCCATCTGAAAAGGGAGTCCATTTCTTTCTTGATGATTATCAATTTTGCCGTATCTGGACAAACATAGACCGTTATGTGGATATGCTGCGGGAGTTCCGGTATGTAATGTCTCCAGACTTCTCCACTTACACTGACTTTCCAAAAGCCATGCAGATATATAACCATTATCGTAAGCACTGGTCTGGGGCATATCTGCAAGAGGCCGGGATACGGGTTATCCCGACTATCTCATGGAGTACGCCGGATTCTTTCGATTGGTGTTTCGATGGCGAGCCAGAAGGCGGTACCGTGGCGATATCGTCCGTCGGATGCATGAATGGTAAGGAATCAAAAGCATTATTCCTGGCTGGATACAATGAAATGGTGCGGCGATTACACCCGGAAACTATTATCTTTTATGGCTCCGTGCCGGATGAGTGCATGGGCAATATTGTGCGAGTTAAAGCATTTTATGAAAAATTCAAAGAAGCCGTATGTGCTGACTTTTAAGGAGGGGATACCATGTACAGCGATATTCCCTAATTCAGAAAGGCTCATGTCGTGAGACAGCAGTAAGTCCTTTCCGCAAAAAGGAGATGGATTTATGCCGAGGCCTACTAGAGACTTAACAGGACAAAAATTTGGAAGATTAACCGCAATAAAAAGGATAGATGAACCAGGGCAATCAAAGTGGATATGCGTGTGTGATTGCGGAAAGAAAATTGTTGCGGCTTCAAATAATCTTCTGCGAGGAAATACGAATAGTTGCGGATGTTATCAACGCGAGAGGACATCAAAAGCCAAAAGAATTCACGGAGAAAGAAAAACAAGACTTTACACAATTTGGGTTGATATGAGGGCAAGGTGTTCAAGAAAAAGTGAGCCGTCCTATAAAAATTACGGAGAACGAGGAATTTCGGTATGCAAAGAATGGAATGATTCGTTCTTGAAATTTAAGGAGTGGGCCATTGAAAACGGATATTCGGAAGACCTTACCATTGACCGCATAGATGTAAACGGAAATTATTGTCCTGAAAATTGCAGGTGGGCCACGGCAAAAGAACAGGCAAATAATAAAAGAACAAATTTGTATATAACCATCAATGGCACAACACATACTGCAACAGAATGGTGCGAAATCAATGGGATAAAGTATAGTACGGCGATGAGAAGACGACAACGTGGGTGGCCGTTAGAAAAAGCCGTATCTTTTAGGGGAGACAGAAGAAAGAAAGGAGGAGCTGGAAATCTTTGATTCAACTATAACAATATTCAATTACTACGAATCCAGCACTGCCGCCATCTGGTATCCTCATGTGCTTTCCGGGGTGTATCTGGAGACGGACCGGGGGCAGATTATGAAACTGTATGGCCCGGATAGCACTGATAATGCACAGCTACACATTCCATTTGCGGATAAAGATGGGAAAAGAGTGGTAGTTGACGCCTCCGGGAAGGAACTGCCGTGGCTGCCGCCGAAGGAATGGCGGAAACAGGTGAATGACCTGTTGGACGACAGTATCACATTCAACCCCGCCACGGATTTTTTTATGGCGGGTACATGGGACGGAGACGGACCCATTGATGATGCAGATTATACAGACAGGCGGTATGAGGGATTTTACGCCTTCATGAACGCCGAAAAGGATTTTGTTTATCTGATTTCATCCGTGGGCGGCCCGTATAAGGTGATCCCACACTTTGAACTACTAGGGAAATAAGCGCATAGAAAGGATGAAGTTTATGTTAGTAGAGATTACAGGGAAAAGATATGAAGAAGTATTGACAGTATCAACACGTCAAATTGCAGAGGATTTTGAGAAAACCCATAGAGAAGTAATATATGCAATCGAAGGACGAACATCAGATACCGAAAGAGCAGAAGGCTTGGAGGTTAAAAACAAAGGAATCATACCAATGCTAATTCAAGGTGGAAATCCCCACGTTGAAAATTATTTCATAGGGTCAGAATATGTCGGAGAAAACGGACGCAAGTATAAAGAATATCTTGTGACAAGGGATGGCTTTTCTTTGCTGGCAATGGGATTTACTGGCGAAAAGGCTTTGAAGTGGAAATTAAAATATATAGAAGCCTTTAACGCAATGGAATCTGAACTGAAACGCATTTATACAGAGCGGCAGCAATGGCAGATTGAAAGGGACAAGGGAATTATCGTCCGTCATATTTTGACTGATACCATCAAAATGAAGGTGACTGACAGTCCACACAAGAAGTTTATGTACCCCAATTACACCAAACTGATTTATAAAACCATTTTTGGCAAGAGTATGAAAGAGCTCCAGGATCAGTACGGAGTAAAAGGGAAGGAAAGCATAAGGGAATATATAACATCGGATGAATTGAAGCAGATAGAAACTATGGAAATGCTGGTAAGCAGCCTTATAAGCTGCGGCTGGGGATACGATCAGATTAAGGTATTTATCCAGGAAAACAGCACAAAGATGATTGCGTAGGTGACGCTATGGCGAGAAGCAAGATAAAGCATTTCAAGGGATTTTCCGTGGTTGACGGAGATATCCGGGTAAAGCTGGACATGCACCGATTTGAAGAGCAGTTCCGGCGGGCACAGTACCAGCTGGACGGCGCGGTGATGAACAGCATGGTCCCCTTTATGCCGATGATAACCGGGAGCTTTATTAACACAACCAGAGCAGCCAGCGCGGCCATACAGGGATCCGGGGAAGTATATGCGGCTTATGCTCCACAGGGACGTTATTTATATATGGGAAAGGTCATGGTTGATAGAGACACTGGAAAGGGTCCATATAAAATACCGACAGGCCCCGGCGGGGAGTATGTTTTGCGATTCAGAAAAGGAGCAAAGTTGGTAGCGACCGATAGACCTCTTAAATATAGCTATCCAAAGGCACAATCCCACTGGTTTGATGCGGCCAAGAAAAAAGACGGTAAAAAGTGGGTGCGTGGCGTGAAGGAGACTGCGGGAGGTGGAAAGCGTGGATAACGAATTGAAGCCCATCGGGAAGGATGCCGGGGGATATGATGTCCTAACAGCGGCGATTAAGTCGCTCTTAAACCAGTTTCCGGGCCTGTACCCGGACGAAGAAGTAATGTTTGAGGAACTGGGAGAGGAAAGCGGTATTGCCTTCTCAAATGACACAGGAGCGCTTGTATACGCCGAGACAGAGGATGTTTTGGGCGGTGTCCATCAGACATGCCAGTATCCTTTTTATGTAGTGTACAGGGCTTCTGGGAGCGCCAAAGAGCGCCAGAAAATGAGCATACAGGAGTTCCTGGACACATTGGGGAAATGGATATGCCAGGAACCTGTAACCATTGGCGAATACAAATACAAGTTGGACCGCTACCCGGATTTGTCCGGGGGCAGAAAAATCACGAAGGTGACTCGGGACAACTCTTACGGGACAGACCCACAGGAGAACGGTGTACAGGACTGGCTGCTCCCAATAACTGTATCATACACAAACGAATTTGAGAGATAGGAGATTAAGAAAATGGCGAAATGGACCTATGCTGCCGGAGAGGCAAAAAGAAAAGATTTTATGGTGTTCTGGATCGTTGACGGATCCGACAATGTAACAGGCAAGGAAAACCTGGAGATCATCGGAAAAGGTGTGGAGGATATGCCGATTTCGATGAACGCTGAAACCGAGGAGAGCCAGGACGTACTGGGTAACAACAACTATGACATCACCGGATACGCCGAGAGTATGACAGTAGACCCGCTGAATGTGTCTGGCGAAAGCAAGTACGCACAGAAGATTGACGAGCTGATGGAGAACAGGGCTACACTGTCGGATCTGCACCTCAAATATCTCTGCGTAAAGAGATACAAAACCGACGAGAGCAACAAGATGCGTGCCTGGATCCAGGAGGGCGTGGTGGAACTGGGTGACTTTGCTGGCGGCCTTAAGGGCGTATCTGCAACCCATACCGTGCACTACGTTGGAGATAGGATCCTGGGGGCGGTAGCCCCGGACACGATGGCATTTACGTCTGATGCCGCAGCCGCAATGGCGTTATAATGGCGGTATGGAATCTGCCACATAGCCTTAATGTTGGGGGTGTGGACTATGAGATACGCGAGGATTTCAGAGCAATATTAGATATATTGACAGCATTTAATGATGATGAATTAACCGACGAGGGAAAGACCAAAATCATGATGGAGATCCTGTATTATCCTGTCCTGCCTCCGCCAGAGGCACTGGAGGAAGCCGCCGAGGCAGCCAGATGGTTTATAGACTGCGGAATCACACGGGAAGAGGAACAGCCCACAGCCCGCACAATGGACTGGGAACAGGATGCCGGGATAATCTTTCCTGCGGTCAATAAAATCGCCGGATTCGAGACAAGGGGCCGACAGACGATACACTGGTGGACGTTTTACGGCTGGTTTATGGAGATTGACGACGGACTTTTTTCCCAGGTACTTTCCATACGGCAGAAACTGGCAAAAGGTAAAAAACTGGAGAAGTGGGAACAGGAATTTTTGAGAAATAATCAGAAACTTTGCGAGCTTAAAGGATCCGCAAATGGAACGCAGGGAGACTATGAGTTTTTCGCTGAGCTGCTTAAAAAGTGATATTACTGACCAATAAAAACGGAGGATAAGCATGAACAACATTAAATTTGATGATGGATATGAAACATTCACGCTTAACGGGGATCCCAATCGAGTGATTCGATTCAATGCCAGAGATACTAATATTTTACTCAGATACGAAAAAGGAATGGACGAAATGAAGGTGGAATGTGGAAGGCTGTCTGATGGAGGAAAGGAGGATGCATCGACGTTGGAAGAACTCAATCAGTTCATTTTTGACCGGATTGACTATATTTTCAATTCTGATGTAGCCGGAGTGGCCTTCGGAAATCAGTCCCCACTGACATTACTTCCAAACGGAAGATTTTTGTTTGAAGTGTTCATGGAGTCGGTTTTGAATGAGGTTGCAAAAAGATTTGAACAGGCGGGGAAAGAGATGGATAAAAGAACCGAGAAGTATACCGGAAAATATAGAGATGCTCAGAAGAATGGACATAAATATCCGGATGGAGTAGAGGTGAAAAATGAATAATGAACAAGATATGCTGAAAAAAATCAGCGAAATCTTAGGACGAGGTAATACAGCGGAAGTCAAACGTCGCAAAAATGATATTATCGTGTTAGAGGTGCAGCGGAAAATAGTATATGAGAAAGATAGATAAAATGGTATCTGTCAGACCGAATGGGGTCAGCCATCTGCTTATAAAGCAGTAGGCTGGCTCTTTTTTTAAAAGGGGACAGGAAAAATGCAGGCAGATGGAAACATTATTATTGATACAAAAATAGACAGTAGCGGCATAAGCGATGGAACAAAACGGATAAAAGATACCCTGGAAAAAGATCAGAGGGGTATTAAAAAAACAGTAGGAGAAGTAGAAAATTCGTTATCTCGCCTCGGAAATGTAGCGAAAAAAGTTGGGGCGGCTGTCGCTGCCGCATTTGCCGCAAAACAGATAATCCAATTCGGGAAAGAATGCTTAGAACTTGGGTCTGACCTCCAGGAAGTCCAGAACGTAGTAGACGTGAGTTTTCCTACTATGAAAGAGCAAGTAAATGATTTTGCCAAATCAGCAGCAGCTTCTTTCGGGTTATCTGAAACGATGGCTAAACGGTATGCAGGAACCTTCGGAAGTATGGCTAAGGCTTTTGGGTATACGGAAAACGAAGCGTACAATATGGCTTCCGCATTGACGGGGCTCACAGGAGACGTTGCATCTTTCTATAACATTACCCAGGATGAGGCTTATACAAAACTGAAGAGCGTATTTACAGGCGAAACAGAGAGCTTAAAAGAGCTTGGAGTAGTTATGACGGAAAATGCGCTGAATCAGTATGCTCTTGCGAATGGATATGGAAAAACCACAGCCAAAATGTCGGAACAGGAGAAAGTTGCATTGCGGCTCCGGTTTGTCCAGACGCAACTGTCGTCCGCAAGCGGAGACTTTATGCGGACATCTGACTCTTGGGCAAACCAGGTCCGGGTCTTTCAACTCCAGTTGGAGTCATTAAAAGCAACCATAGGGCAAGGGTTTATCAACCTTTTTACGCCTTTAATTAAAGCCTTTAACGTGTTCATCGGAAAAGTTACAGAGGCGGCCACTGCATTCAAAAATTTCACCGAGGCAGTAATGGGGAAGCAAACCTCTTCACAATCTGGCGAATTGGGAGAAATCCAGAATGGGTATGAGGGAGCAGCGGAGGGAGCAGAAGATTTTTCTGAGAGTGTAAAAGAAGCGGGAAAAGAGGCCAAAAAGGCACTGGCTCCGTTTGATGATTTAATTATTTTACAAAGAAAAGAAGAAGATGCTGGCAATAAAGTACCCATAGGATCTATGTCTGGTGATTCCTCCTTGATTCCCAAAGTGGAAAAAGATGCGGAATTAACATTTTTGAATGGGATAAATGAAAGAATGGATGCAATTAAATCCAGGCTTCTGGAGATGAAGGATATTTTTACTTCTGGCTTTTGGGAAGGACTTGGAGATTATAAACCAATCTTAAATGAGATTTCGAAAGATTTCCAGAGCATAAAAGACCATCTGAAATCTATTTTTACCGATGCGGAAGTAATGGAGTCGGCAAACCGTATGGTAAACGCATTTGTTGACATGGCGGGAAAAATGGCTGGTGCAATGGTAAGTGTTGGATTGACGATCGCTGCGAACTTGATCGGAGGATTTGAAAGTTATCTTTCAAATAACACAGAAAGAATAAAGGAATGGCTTATCACTGTTTTTGATGTGACATCAGAGATATACACATTATGGGGGGACTTTTTTGTAGCATTTGCCGATGTATTTAGTGTATTTGCTTCTCAGACAGCGCAGGATATAACGGGACTTATTATTCAGATATTCTCAGATTTGTTCATGGGATTTACCGAGTTGGTGGCTAAATTCACTCGGGATATAACAGACCTGTTTCTTTCCCCATTCATAGAAAATAAAGACAGAATCAAGACAGCGATTGAAAACACCTTGAATCCCATAAAAACGATTATTGAGGGAATTGCATCTGTTGTTAGGAATGTAGTGGATGGAGTAATTGCACTTTACGATACACATATTCACCCGCTGCTTATGACTTTGAAAGATGAGGTCAGTAATTTTCTTGAGATACTCCTTGATGGATATAATTCCTATATAGCACCAGTACTTGATAAAGTGGCCAAAAAGTTCAAGGAAGTAATGGAGGGAAAGGTTGGAGATGCAATCAATAGCGCCCTCCGCTTTATCGGCAAACTGGTAGATTTTATCCGCTTATGTTGGGAACAGGTGGTATTTCCGATAATAAATTGGATAGCAGAAAAGATGTTTCCATTAATTTCTCCAGTCCTTGAAGCAATAGGCAACGTGGTTATAGACGTTCTTGGCACTATCGCAGATGTGATAGGATCTGTATTCGATGTTTTAAGCGGATTGATAGATTTTATCACAGGAGTTTTTACAGGTGACTGGGAAGCGGCGTGGCAAGGAGTTAAGGATATCTTTTCTGGTATATGGGATGGAATTGTCTCAGTGATTGAGGGTGCCGTAAAGATTATTGAGGGAATCATAGACGGCATAAAAGGGACCATAGACGCTGTTTTCGGAACTGATTTCAGCGATTCCGACAGCATAAGTGGAAGGACACGTAGATATGAATCATATCCGGCCTCTGTATATGCAGCCGTACCGTACAAAATGCCCCGCCTGGCCACTGGAACGGTAGTACCGCCCAGGGCCGGAGAGTTTGCGGCTATCCTGGGAGATAACAAGCGTGAGACTGAGGTGGTATCGCCGCTGTCAACCATGAAACAGGCGTTAAAAGAAGCGCTCTCAGAGAGCGGATTTGGTGCGGGAGAACGAGATATCAACATCGAACTGGTACTTGACGGGCAGCGCTTTGCCCGGGCTGTGTATAAGGCCAATAACCAGGAGAAACAGCGTGTAGGTGTAAGGATGGTGACGAATGGATAACACGGTATTTACCATTGATGGGCTTAATCTGAGACTCTGGGTGACAGAGCTTAAACGGTCATTTGCGGTAACGGACACGGAGAATTCTGGCCGTGTCCAGTCCTACCGGATGCACCGGGACATTATCGGGACCTTTTACAATTACACCCTAAAAATCGACCCAGAAAGAAGCAACCCGGCGGACTATGATACCTTTTATGATATCATCTCCTCCCCGACAGAATCCCATGAACTGGAATTCCCATACGGCCAGGAAACGTTGTCATTTTCCGCCTATGTTACCAGCGGAGAAGATGGTCTCAGAATCAACCAGAAGGCACCAGACGGGCAGAAAAACCGCTGGAGCGGGCTGTCCGTCACGTTTACTGCAATGGAGCCGCAGAGGAGGCCGTAGATGTTTTTTAAAATTGTAGACAGGGACCCGCCGAAAGCCGGAGAGGGGATAAAAATTGTATACGATGATGTGGCCCCATATGCCAAGGAAAACAGTACCCCACAGGTAGTCAAGGCTGGATTGTATCCCCACAAGGGATTGTATCCCCGTAAGGGCCTGTATCCGGCCAAAACAACGATAGAGAGAGAGTTCCCGGACCTCCGCCGGGACGATCTCTCCTATCCCGGATACGCCCTGTGTTATCCTGGATTTTCTCTCCTTAACGGGCAGTATATCAACTTTCCAGACAAGCCAGCGGATTATGGATATGTCAGTGCCGAGTATTCGGACGAGAACGGGAACCTGGCATACAACTTCTCCAGGGCGGGGCTCCGGCCCCATTCCGGCTTGTACCCAAGAATCCTTCTTTATCCGGTCAAAACAGAGTCCTGGCGTATGGAGTATCCGGCACTGACCATCTCATTCAACGGCAAATTCTCCAGTGTAGGTATCCTTCTCACCTTTAACATGATGTCTGGAGACTACGCCAAAGATATCAACATCAAGTGGTATGATGGGACCACGCTGCTGAGCGAAAAGGACTTTGTGGCCGATGATGTGCGGTATTTTTGTAACAATTATGTGCGGTCGTATAACCGCATTGTATTGACATTCAAGACGACTTCCAGGCCGTACCGCCCGGTCTTTTTGACCAGGATCGACTATGGAATTTACAGAGACTTTCTGGACGACGAGCTGCTCCAGACAGAATGTCTCCAGGAGATCAACGCCATATCGGAAAACATCAGCGTAAATACTCTGTCCTTTACTGTCCGGACAAAAAGCAATATCCCCTTTGATTTGCAGAAAAAGCAGAGACTCGGCCTGTATTTTGATGGGAAGTTACTCGGGAATTTCTACTTGAAAAACGGGGCCAGGAAAAACAAAACCGACTTTTACATGGATTCCCATGACGCGGTCGGGATCCTGGATGGTAACGAATATCCGGGTGGGATTTATTCCGGGCAGAAAGTGGCAGACGTGATTCAAGAGATCTTTGGCGGAGAGGATTTTAATTATTATCTGGATCCGGCGTATGAAAGCACCACATTGACCGGGTACATACCGTATACCACAAAGCGCAATGCCCTTGTACAGATTGCTTTTGCCATTGGTGCGGTGGTAGATACCAGCAATTCAGACCATGTATCCATATACCCGCAACAGACGGAGGTGACGGCCGAGTTTTCCGGTGATGATACATTTACGGGTCTTACGCTGGAGCACAATGACATCGTGACCGGGATCCGGCTTACTGTACACAGCTACCAGGAATCAAGCGAAGAAGAGGAGCTGTACAATGACACTCTGTCCGGTACCGCCGAGATCGTCTTTGGGGACCCACACCACCATCTGACCATCACTAGCGGCACGATCAAGAGCAGCGGCGCAAATTACGCAGTTATCACCGGCACCGGTGGCACGGTAACGCTTAAGGGAAAGAAGTACAACCACCTTACGAATCAGCTTACCAGGGATAATCCAGATATTGTATATAACCGGAATATCAAGGAGATCACGGATGCCACCCTGGTGCATTCCGGGAACGCAGAAGCTGTAATTAACAGGGTCTATGCATATTACCAGCGGGCGGAGAGTGTGGTTGGAGATGTGCTGCTGAAAAACCGTGTTCTGGGCGAGGTGGTGAGCGCTGATACCGGATATGACGGCAAGCGTACCGGAACCCTGGAGAGCATAGATTACAGCTTCACAAAAGAGATAAAAGCGAGGGTGGTAATCCATGAGTAGATTTATTGACCCATTAATATTTGACCGGGTCCAGGCAGACGTAGACCAGATGACAAAAAAGGCATACATCGCATACGACGACCTTAACCGGGTGGAAAATGCGGTGTGGCAGATATCGGAAACCCTTAACCACATGGGATACCGGAATACGATTGTAAGGAGAGATGCCTGGAAGATGGATGATTTCCGGACAGAGGCTGATATGGTCCGGCTCCGGAATAATATCCAGGCGATCCGCAACGCATATTACACCCCTTCCAGTACGCCACTTACGCCGGACCGAATCACCTACACGTCCATATACCAGGCGAATGCGATAGAAAAAATACTGTATGACCTGGGGACACTTGTGGATAAGATAGAGCCTGGCCACCATCATCTGGGATTCCGGATAGGGACCCGGGCGCTGGGGAACAGGAGGGAAACATGGCCTTAAAAACCAACTACCAGAATGATGTTTTCTCCGGCAAGAGAAAATACAATCTGACCAACAACTCAGACGGGACTATCAGCCTGGATGATGTGACAGTCTACAACAAAGTCGGAGATATATTTAATGCGGACGATATTAATGCCACGAATAAAGTGGTGAACGAAACATCGGCCGGATTTGAGGCGGTAAAACAGGACAATGCCGAATTTAAGGAAGAGGTAAACAGGCAGGTAACTGGATTGACAAATGACGTGGGAGCCATTAAGGCGGTAAAAACAGTGACGCTGTCTGCATCAAAATGGAGCACATCGGCCCCATACACGCAGACTGTAACGGTATCCGGTGTTACAGCGGAGGACAGCCCAGTGATTGCGCTGTACATCTCTGGGAGCCCAAGTACAGCAACCGTGAAGGCGATGAGAAAGGCATTTGGATACCTGGACAGGGCAGTCACAGGAAACGACTCCATCACATTTTACTGCTACGAAAAAAAACCGGACGCCGACTTTAGCGTATCGGTCAAGGGGGAGTAGAAATGGAATGTTTGCTGATGCAAAGCGGGAGTGGCTTTGACCCGGCAGAGGTCACTGCAACCCCCGGAAGTGTAAAAAGCGGGAAGAAATTCCTGGGTGCCGGAAGTGATGACGTACAGACCGGAACGCTTGCCACGGTCCCCAAAGTGGATGTAAAACTGGGAATCAATGAGTCTTATGCTATCAAACCCGGATATCATACCGGGGAGGACGTGGTATCTCAGTCCGGGATCCCGACATCACAGGGGCTGTCAATCAACCCCACCGCCGGGGGCCAGACCGTGCAAACGTCTGGAACTTATTATACATCGGACACATACGTCCAGAGTATCGAAAACCTCCGGCCGGAGGTGATAAAGGATGGCGTTGTAATCGCAGATATCACTGGTACATACCAGGGATTTGTAGATGAGGGGTAGAACATGGCAGAAGCATTGATACAACTTGTTAATCAGAATGTGGATATTGATGGTCTTACGGCAAACGAGGCAGATGTTTTTGACGGGGCCACGTTTATCGGCCAGGGGTCGGAGACGGTGCGGAAGGGAACCGGAGTTACACAGGGATCCCCCACGCTGGGCCTGTCATTAAATGGGCGTGTGACTATCCCCGCCGGAAAATATACAGGCGGCAAGGTACAGCAGTCCATCCCGGTCCTGGAAGAACAGAGAATCAATCCGACATCGAAAAATATCAAAATTCCCACAAAGGATATGTATATGGCCGGGGATATCATCGTTGCATCAATCCCAAACCTTAAGCCGGAGAATATCAAAAAGGGGGAGTATGTCGGCGGTGTAGGGCCTGGCACCTGGGAGGGATACATTGTCCGGGATCCGGCGACTTTTTACTATCGTGGTACATTCGCCCCGGGACAATCTATCATGGCGTTTAAATATTCTGGGTCATCGGATATCATGTCCCCCAACCTCGGCAAAAAGGCAATGGAGTTTTATGGAAATGAAGATTCCAGAAGGAAATATTATGTTTTCCTGTTTAATTCTCCGATTGATATTACCTCGAAAAGCAAATTGACAGTAAATGGGACGTACCACAGGGATGCCGCCGGAACATCGACCAATATGGTTCTGGACATATCGGGATACCAGAGCAAGGCGAGTGCCGGAGCAACTTACACAGGCTTAAACACTGGGGACCGTATTTTCCTTAAACAACAGCGGTTCCCGACCACACAGGGGACTTACCCGTATACGGTTGATGTGGATATCTCATCCTATTCCCGGATTATTTATCTGTATTTCCTTGTAACGATGAACCGCCCAGATGACTATATGACCATTGACTCTATACAGTTTACGTAAAGGAGATTGACTATGGAAGAGAATAAAAAAGATGTATTACCGCTCGAAGGAGAGCCGCTGACTACACCGCAGATATCGGAACCGGTGGTGAACGCTCTGGCCGCCGCGCTGAATAAGATTGAGACGTATGTACCTACACAGTACATTAATGATGGGCCGCCGGACATTGATGCGGAACACCTCAACCACGCAGAACAGGCTATCATGCGGGTCACGAATTTAGCCAACGGAGCCGCCGATGCAATCTCCGCATTGCAGTCCCAGGTTACTCAGCTAAATAATAATTTTTCAGTCTATAAATATTCATCCTCAAAAATTGAAATGAGTGGTCAGTTAGATTCTATTATAGAGTGGTTAAAAAGCAACACTACAAAATTCTTTGTGTATAATTATGTCAGAGTGGAACCGACCGATTCAGACGGTTATTTTGGTAATTCTTCATTTGATATTCTCTGGAATCTCTCATCTGCTTCTTATGGATGGATAATGTTACGTTCTGATAACCCAAAATCTGTTCTATTTGGAAGGTTAGTTGATGGTAACGCACAATGGGATATACCTGTTTTTAAGTCCGATATGAAAGTCCTAAAAAAAACGGATGTCCAATTCTCTGACGGATTCGCGAAGATTTCATTTCCTGGTCTAACATATGACAGCGCTGTATGCATTAACCAAGAATATAAAAGTTCGGCGGGTGTGCAAAATCTTGTTTTTACTGCCCAGGTAAGACCTAACGAACTGATAATATACGCCCGGAATGCGAATGACGGGAGTTCTTATAATGGGATTATACATATCATGGCAATAGCCATAGGATAAAAATTAATTAAACTGGAACCAGTTTATTGTAACTGCGTTATTCGTCTTTTTAGGTGAAACAATAATACTATTACCATCCACTACTATTGATAACTCATTATCGATAGTATCGGAGAAGCCTATGGCAGCGTAAGCACAATCCTTCATTTGCGATGGCAATGTACCTCTAACTATATCACTTTGAGATGTTATAACCTTCTGAATATTTTCTTCCACTTTTACAACGAATTGTCCTTTGTCTAAATCGGACTTTGTAACGAATTCGGTTTCAGTCCCCCATTGTCCATCAACCTCAGAATTAAATACAAGTTTTTTATCGTCCTCATTAAGCCTAAGCATCAGCAAGTTATTTGTAACTTTGTTACGGAGATATATGTAAGCCCCTCGCTCAACCTGGCCAATTTCCATGGAAGCATCCCTTGCTTTAAAATCACTATTTAGCTGAGTAACCTGGGACTGCAATGCGGGCGGGAATCAGCATTACATGGACCATATAAAATGGAATGTACACTGATAACCGCCCGCTCCCCGGAGGTGAATGAGATTGTATGGGCATACCACCGTGTGGGTGCAGAGGCTCCTATATTAATAATAACGTAACCACAGACCTTTTTGTGACCATTTTGGAGGAGAATATGGAATACATAGAAAAATTAATAGGACAAGCCCGGTCCTGGTACGGACACCTGGAGAAAAAGAGTAACCGGGACCTGGACAATTTTACGGCCAACGCCGGAAACAAAAATTATACATGCTTTCCGTGGGACTACAAATTACATACCGGCCAGAACGTCATTCTTCGGAGAGGCTTTTTTTATGCAGAAAGTGAGGAACACATATGGTAAGAGTCGGAAGCGCGAGATCGAATGAAAATGGTGGAATCAATGGCGGAAAGCCGGGAGACCAGAAGAACGGAAGGGAGGTGTCCACGCAGGACTGGTATCTGCATAGCAAAGGGTGGGTCGTTATCCGCGCGAAAGATAGGCCAGTACGTGAGCTGATTGCCCACAACATGGAATCCATCTGCGCCA